TCTAAGGCACAGGCTGATGACTGATTTAACACAATTTTATGGTGAGCAAGGTTTAGTAATAGACAAGAACTTTGCTTTTACAAGTACCAGTAAATCTAATGGCGATCTTATAAGTGAGATGCGCTCTAATGGTTTGCTTGTAGATTTTTTAGATACTACAGGCAATTTAGTTAGAGTTAGCGTTAGTGCAACTGCAAATTCAAGGCCTGATAAAGCTAATGAACGATCTGGTTACTATGCGTACAATCAATTAGACAATAATTTTATTTGCATTTACGGTAATTGGAGAACGTCCCAGGAGTGGAAGTTTACTTCTTATAATCCTAACGAGATGTCTGCTGAACAAAAACGATTAATGCAGACTAAGTTGGAGGAAAGTCAAAAAAGGCGAGAGGAAGCTAAGACTAAGAAGCAGGAAGAGGTTTCCATATATGCCAAAGAAAAGTTTGCTAGTGCGAATGAAGTGACGGATCATAATTATTTAAATGATAAAAAGGTTAAAAGCTATGGTTTAAAAACGATCAATGGAAACCTATTGATTCCCGTGCATTCTATCACCAAAAGTGATAACGGTATATTAGTAAACGATATAAAGTCCCTCCAATATATCTTTCCAGATGGCAGTAAAAAGTTTGTCGGTGGTGGCGAGATTAAAGGCAATGTATTTTTAATTGGTTGTGAAGCAACTGAATTGCCCTTTCTTGATACCCTAATTTTATGCGAGGGATATGCTACAGGAAGCTCTATATTTGAAGCTACAGGATTACCTGTTGCGGTGGTCTTCTCTGCAAATTTCTGTTTAACAGCGAGTGTTAGGTTGCGTAAGGTAACGGGTGCTAAGTTTGTTATTGCACTTGATAACGATACCTCTGGTATTGGTGAGAAAAATGCTAACGAGGTAGTCAATGCAGTTAGTAATTGTGTTTCCAGACTACCAAGTATTACAGGTGATTTTAATGATCTGCATTTATCTAAAGGGTTAGATCAAGTTAAGTTAGAGTTATTAGAGTCTAAGTTCAACATAAGACAATATGCTATTCGTAACTTGGTTGAAGAACCAAAACCAATTGAGTGGTTAGTAGATAGTTTTATTCCTCTTGGTAAACCAGGAATTATTGCGGCAGTAGGTGGGGTTGGTAAGTCTTTATCAATGATCCAACTTGCTTTGGGTATTGCTACAGGTGGTCAATGGTGGGGAAAAAACATCATGCAAAAAGGATCAACTGTAATTTTTGCAGCTGAAGATGATTTGTCTGAAGTGCATAGAAGGATTGCTTCGCTTGATCCTTTAGGTTTACGATTTCAATCTGAGTATGATGTGTATGTTTTTCCGATTCCAGCACAAAAAGAACCAATGATCTTGTTAAGGGAAGAGGGTGTTACATCAATGGCTCAAGAATTAGTTGAAGAGTTAAAGACAATACCAAATTTACAGTTAGTGGTATTTGATCCACTCCAGGCATTCACAACGGGAAATATTAGTTCAAGTAATGAAGTAGGCCAATTGTGGGGTTCATACTGTGCAAACATATCAGCCAGACTAGGGGTAACTTGCTTAACAGTTCACCATTTAGCTAAATCGGCTCTTACTAATGATTCAGATGATGCACTTAGCCATAGAGCTGAAATTCGTGGTGCTTCAAGTATTACTGATTCAGTTAGGTTTGCGATAGCTATGTGGTTAGCTGATAGTGATACTTGTGAAAAGATTTGCATGGATCAAGGCATTGAATTTGACAGGATGGCAGTTGTTAAAGCTAGTCTGGTTAAAAGTAATTCGGGTAACGTAGATTACCAAACCAAAACTTTGGTTCGTAATGGTGCGGTTTTAGAAATTTTAGATGAAAATAAAAAGTCTTTTGAATGGGACTAAGGAGTAAATAATAATGAATGGAAAAGGTAGTGATCAACGACCAAGACAAATTGATAAAAAAGTATTTGAGGATAATTGGGATAGGATATTTGGTAAAAGAAAAGAGAAAAAAGAACCTAAAAAAGATAAACCAAAACAAAAGTGATTGTATACCCGTATATACAATAATCGTATATATGGGTGTCCAATAATCGTATATACGGGTGTACATATATCCTAGACTAAACTAATAGAGAGAGTGAGCCTTTAGGCTCATCTCTCCAGGGAAAAAGTATCAGTAATATTTACTCATAAAGTTGGGTTGTAATTGGTAGGTTAATAACTAAATGCAATGCAACAAAAGGAAACATACATGAAGCAGTTAGAAGCAAGAATGATAGAAGCAAGAGATGAATTCCATAGGAATAGAAGGAAAAGAGGATTTATGTCTTTCTGGTGGTCTGATCCTTTACATTATGTTTTAGTTTTAGAAGTTGCTATTGCTAACGCGAGTAGCAAAAGCATTAACTTTGAAGCAATAGTGAAACTATTGCCAGGAAGTATGGGGAGTAGGTCAACGATAGCAACAGTATTAGATGACTTTGTGGCTAGGGAATATATGTGCAAGGAGAAGGGGAAGGATAAAAGGAAACGAGTATATAGGATTTGCAAAGAGCCAATGTTGTTGGTTAATCAGTATTATACAAACAGGGATTTCAGTCTTAAGGCGGTTAGTTAGTTGAAAGAACAAAAATGGTGGTTGGTCATAGAAGCAATTGAGAAGCCAGAGAAGAGTGGATTAATAAAGTTTGGGGTAGCAATGAAGTATAAGAGCTATTCTAAGCTCAAAAAGGTTGTCTGGAAGTGGTATAAGAAGCAGTTAGGCAGGACCGATATTAAGAGTCGGGAGAAGGTGGTATTGTATGCTTTATGTGAAAGGTACTCAGCACAAGACTATTCTAGCCATGATGCGGTCAGCTACTTGGCGTTAATGATCGGTATGCATAGACATACAGTTAGCAAAGGTATTCAGAATTTGATGGATTTAGATATTATTTGGTGTGCTATTGATGGAGAGAAGAAAGTATTGCGAAGCCTAAAAGCAGGAGTGCAGCATAAGCATTTTTTGTTCGTTGGTTTGGGTGTGATGTTAGAGGAAAGCCAAGAAGGGTAACTACTTTAGGGGGAGTTGATAATGTCACCCTCCAAGGCTTTCTGATCGGTTAAAGTTCTTGTTTAATTAATTTTACATAAAGGTCATGGTCTTTTCTAGTCATCATGATTTCAACTCTACGCATATTATCTTTTTTATCATTGCTAAACTTAGCGGTGATTCTTGAAAGTTCTGGGTACTTTCGTTTTAGGTATTTCATGTCTTGCTTCATAGTCTCGCCTTGAATAGTAATATTAATAATTGCAATTGGTCATTTCTTAGACTTCTCAAATGCTTTGGTATTGTTCGCCTATCTATTTTCATTATTAGTTACCTCCTATTTGATAAAAAAATTAAAACTTTCACAACTAGGGCAACAAACATTATCTTCTATATGCCAAGATGTGATTTTATTCCCTTTATTGTCATAAATCTCTGCATGGTCATAAGACTCGTGACCGCAGTCTAAACATTCCTGCAAGTCGTTACCCGTTACAATGTCCTTATGTTTTGTTTTCATTTGTCTTGCTCCATTAGTTGCTCTATTTCTTTCTTGGCTCTTGCTAGTTCTATGTCATTCATAGTAGATGCTATGCCCTCTGCATATTCTTGTATCTCTTCAAGTTTTGATTCTTGGCTGTCGGGTGCTGTAATGTATAACATTGATGTAAATTTAAACATGCTCACATTGTCACCTTGTTCTTGCCATTGATCCATTTTGGTGTTTATTAAGTCATTCATTTCTCTTGCTCCTCTTTGGTAATTAATAAATATGCTCCATGTAGGCAAAAGACCATGAATGAAAGCACGATTAAAATTTGTATACAGTTAATCATTAGTTGGCCCTCCTGGCTTTTGCTTTCTCGTTGTTATGTTGCCTTGTCTCTTCATTAAGTGGAGCGTGTAGCTCGTCTAAGAAGTCCAGGGCGATCTTTTTTTGGTCCTTGGTTAGTTCTATAAGGATTTTATAATCTGATCTTTTATAAGTTGGGTATTGGTAAAAACATTTTTCTTTGTTTTTGTATTCCCAGAGAACTGGTTTGTCTATACCAGGGATATGATCCTCCCAGGTGTAAAAGTCATTTTGAAATTCGTTTGCAAATGTCATTTGTTTTCCCCCTAGTTTTTTAAAAAATGGTTAATTAAATAAGATCCATGCCACGCTTTTTTGTTGCGTGGCTTCTCTATTAGTTTCTTTATTAGTTGTTTAAATGTCATGCTATGCGACCCCTTGGTTATTCATATAAAGGTAATCATTAACAATCTCTTCGCCTATGATGTAGGCATACATATTAACAACCGCTTCTGGGTTCGATAAGTTTGTGTGAACTTCGCCAAATTGCCAATTCTCATAATCTTTTACAAAGCCAATGACATCAAATGCTTTATCGCCTAGCCATTGTTTAGCTTGATTGGATCCAATTATAAAATAATCAGCATTAAAGCAGTTATGGTGTAGATCTTCTGTCCATGTGTCCGCTTCATGCTCTTTGTGATAATCAAGGTTATCGTTTAGATAATCTAAAAAATGCTGTTCAATTTCTTTTCTTTTGTAGTCCATGTTTGTTACCTCCTAAAGTAATTAAATTATATGACTTTCACCCAAAAAGCCCACATAGGCGGGCTTGGTTGGTTTGGGGGTTGGTTTAAGGGTTATTTCTAAAATAACTGCTCTCTGCAGCGTCAAAACTTTGCTCCAAACTAATATGTAACCATTCGTCAGCTTCTCGCTCCAAATATTCTTTGGTTAACTCATTGGTTTTACCTGGAAAGCCTTGCTTTATTTTCCCTTTGATATTTTTTAAAACCTGCTCCACCGCCTCATCATCTGAAATATCTACCTCATCTCTGAAGGTGCAAAATTCATGCGTGTACAAATAATCAATTAAATCTGATTTAGAAATGTATATATCTGAGAATTCAAAGTTTTTTAATTTAGCCATGTTTACCTCCTAAAGTATTGTTTGACTACCTAATGATACACAAAAACCCTTATATCTCAAGTAGTTACAGTAAAATATATAGGGTTTATGTAAAGAATGTTGTAATATAGGGGTTTAAGGAGCAATAAAAAAAATCAGTTATGGAGCAAAAAACACCTAAAAAAGACAATAAATCTCTTAAAAAGGGCGGTAGAAAGAAGATTAATATTGATTTAGAGCAAGTGGAGAACTTAGCAGCAAGAGGGCTAGGAACTACCCAGATAGCCCGTGCTTTGGGCGTTTCATGGAATACTATTGATAGAAATAGAAAGCGAAGTGTAGATTTTGAAGATGCTATAAAAAGGGGGAAAGCTCGTGGACTTGCCCAGGTGACAAACTCTCTCTTCACTTCGGCAACTGATGGCAACGTTACAGCACAGATATTCTACCTAAAGAACCAGGACGCCAAGACATGGAAAGATCGCGTTGAAAATGTCCATGCGACTATCAACCTTAATGATGTTCTAAGCGGTGCAAAGGATAGATTGCACGGATATAACACGGATAGATTAAAGGCGAAGGAAATAAACCCTTTACCTACAACATCTAAAGAGAAGGAAAGCCTGGTAATTAATCAGACTGACAAGAAAAAGAAGTAATAATGGCGGTTGCTACTCCTCCTCATGGTGGCAACATTCAAGGGATCGCCAATGGGTAGAATATTTATAAGATGCTCCTATAAATATGATGCTTATACCCCCCCTTGATTTTTTCGCACGGGGTATATTACGTGTAACCCTTGCGATAATTTTTTTTAATTTTTTTTGGAGCAAAATATGAAAGAGGCAATACGAGAAATCTTAGCAATAC